AACCTGAACTAAGCCATCCCACAGTCCTCTAAAAAAGTCGGCTATAGACTGCCATAGATTCGTAACCGTCTCTGTAACATTCTCCCATACTCCTTTAAACCACTCACTAATGGCTCCCCAATTTTTTATAATGGCAATAATGGCAACCACTGCCGCTATAATGGCTGCGATAATAGCGATGATAGGAAGAAGGGAAAGATTCAATGCTGAAAACCCGACTGCCGCTCCACCTGCGGCTGTGCCGGCAGCTGCAGTTCCCGCAGCACTTGCTCCTCCTGCAATCCCGACCGCAGTTGTGGCCGTAGCTGTACCTCCTAGCAAAGCAATGAGTCCTCCCAGTGCAGAAGTAATGGTTCCAACAGCTGTAATCACATTTCCGATTATAACCAGCATAGGTCCAATTGCCGCTGCAATAAGAGCAATTTTCACGATTGCTTGTTGCATGCCGGGAGATAAACCATTCCACTTTTCAGTAAGGGACTTCATGGTATCTGAGAACTTTTCCAACATAGGCTGAAGCACTGTCATAAGAGAATTTCCAACATCAGCTCCTACAATCTTTAAGCTATTCATGGAAGTCTTGAACTTATCTATAGGGTCTAAGGTTTCATCAAAAGTCCTTTCCACATTTCCGATGTTATCTTTTAGGGAAGTACCCAGCTCTTGAAAAGAAAGGGATCCATTCTTACAAGCCTGATATATAGAAGCACCTGCCTTTTTTCCAAACAGCTCATATGCCGCTTGTAAGCCTTCTGTTTCACTACCGGCATTAACCATACTTTCTTGGATTTCTGCTAATGCTTCTTTCATGGATTTCCCATCTTTGGTGGCATTGGAAAGCGCCTTCGTTAAACCAGTCATTACTTGAGATGTATCGGCACCGGACATTTCCACATTTCCGAGGAAATTTGCAGCGTCACTTGCAGAAAAACCAAGCTGCTGAAGAGAAGTGCTATTCGTTATCATACTCTTTGCAAGGGTATCCATGCTGATACCGGTTCTTTGCCCTACCTCATTCATGGTGTCAAGCAGTGCGCCTGCATCTTCTGCAGAAAGTCCAAAAGCAGAAATTACTTTTTGCGTATTATCTACTGCCGTTGATACATCCATGTTATTAAGCTCTGCAAACTTAATAAATTTCCCGGATAAGTCCTCTAATGCCTGTCCTGTTAGTCCAAATCTTGTGTTTACTTCTCCGATTGCGGCACCTGCAGTTTCAAAGTCTGTTGGGATAGAAGTCGCTAGGCTATTCATGCTATTTTGCATTTCCGTAAGAGCCGCACCGGATGCACCGGTCTTTTGCACAATTGTGTCCATCCCCTTATCCACTTCATTAAAGGCAGATAAAGAAGCAGCACCCATCGCTACGATAGGTGCTGTAATGTGGGTAGATAAACCTTTACCGACTTCACTGGTCTTATCTCCTATTTCTTTAATTTTGTCTCCTGCATCCTGCAAAGAAACAGATAGCGCTGATGGAACTTTTTTTGCTTCTTCCTGGAGAGCCTTTAGGTTGTTTTCTGTTTCAATGATTTCTCTTTGAAGGGCATCATACTTATCTTGGCCAAGTTCTCCATTTTCTAACTGAATTTTTGCCTGCTTATCTGCCTCTTTTAAGGCATTTAGCTTACTACTTGTTTCAGCAATTTCCTTTTGAAGTAACTGCTGTTTTTGAGCAAGCAACTTTGCATTGGAAGGATCAAGTTTTAATAGCCTGTTTACATCACGAAGTTGTGACTGCGTATTTTTAATTGTAGAGTTTACACCTTTTAAGGCTTTATCAAGACCAGTAGTATCTCCACCAATCTCAACCGTAATACCTTTTATTCTATTAGCCACTGTAACCCCTCCTTTCTTAAAAATGGGCATGAAAAAAGACATCTACTTTTTCGTAAATGTCTTAGTAATATATTTTATTCAATTCGACAAGCTGGGATTTATTTATGATACTCCTCTATTTTATCTCCGTATTCGTTTAGGAGTTGTCTCGAATAAATTTTTTCATTTTTTGAGTCTCTAACTTCTTTCCATATAATAGCAGCAACTTTTAACTTGTTAGAATAATAGTCGCTAAATTCATCTGAGCAAAAGTCCTTTAGGAATTGATTCCATTGACAAGCTGAATTATCATACTTAGCGTAGTCTGACTCGCCATAATATACTTTGAGCATATCTTGAATTGTAAAGTTTAAGTCATTTTCTGTTTTCACTTTTCTCCATGCCGTTGCCATATCGGCATTGAACTTAAATGGACTAACACCCGTTACTGCAGAAAAATAGTCCCTAAATTTTTGATTAAAGGAAAAAGCACATTCAAGTAATGGTGTACATAATGTTACAACTTCTGTTTGATTTTTGTTTCCATTTTTCTGAGACTTCTCTATTCTATTTCCCATAAAATATTGTTCTATGATATGATTCAGTTCTTGCTTTGTACTTCTATATTCTAATCCAAGTGACTTGCAAATTTTTGAAAGTTCCTCTCTGTACCAATAATATCTAGAAAATTCTTCAAATGACTTTATATCTCTGAAATCAGGTCTGCCGTTCTTCAAATAGCCACACCCCCCATAAATTCAAATTTGTTTTTTATTTATTACCCTTATTATACCATGTCTACTCAAGACCTTAAATTAGAATTTATCAAACTCCGCCTGTCCAGCCACCTTGCTATATTTAACACCATCATTTGATTTTTCAGTCCAGATATCCAGTACCATACCGATTGTAAGTAAATCAAGTTCAGAAATGTTTATCCCTATTTCCACGCATCTTAATAAAAATAGGGCTGTTGTCATTTCCCTGCTACTTTTTGGAAGTTTTTTTTAGACTGAACTTCCGTCTCAAGGTTTGCTCCCCAAAGTTCAAGTATTTCAGGTAGAATCTCATAAATGGAAAACATCTCAAACTGGTCAAGCCAATCATCAATATTTCCAGCAATACTCCTATCTGCATGGTAAGCCATAATATAGGCTACATTTTCAAATATTTCAAGGTCATCTATTTCAAATGAACCCTCACTTGCCTTAAATGTCTTTTCTAATTTTGACAGGTCCTTGAAAATATCTCTCTTAAATTTAATTCTGTATAGCCTTGGAATAGTAGCAGATGAACAAAACTTTATATCAACCTCTCCTACTCTTACTGTTTTTTCTAGCATAAAAATCCTCCTTAATGTCCTGTAGGTTTAGGTGCTTCACCTTTAGCCTGTGGAACATACACATTCTTATACCAATTAGCATAAGTATCTGCTGATGTACTATCTCCAGTTCTTGATTTTACAAGACCGTCCTCTCTTGGATCTGCTGTAAGTGATAGTGTTTCTGTTCCAGGTTCAATCGTATCTTCCTTGGTTTCAGATTCAATGGACGGACGAGATGCGGAGCAGTTATATAGGACATGTCTAATCGCATTGATGTCACCATCAAATTCAAATAACAGTGCAAACTTTTCTGTTTCAGATACATTTGCCTTTTCTACAAGTACTCCATTTTTATCAAGTTCTTCTTTGAGGATTTCTGTTCTAAACCACTCTGGGATAAGTGCAATTTCTAAATCCCCGCTATATCCGTTATTGGCAGTTGATCTAAAATACACAATACCATCAGCATAAAAAGGGCTAGACTCCCCTTCAGCATCAAGACTGATACTTACAGCACCTGGTACTGCCTTTGGATTCTCATAAGTAAATGCACCGCTTGTATCTTTTTTCAACTTTGCAGCATGAACATTTTTAAGGTTATACTTTACCTTATTTCCCATTTGTCTTTACCTCCATTTCAAAAATATATAGGACTTCATAGAGTTTTTCAGACTCTATAAAGACTTCTGATTTGTTATAAAAAATACCGTACTCATCTAGTACGACTTCTACCTTCTTTTCTATATCTAGATTTTTGTAATCTGTATAAACTTCAATATGAACTTCATTTGCTTTAAAATACACCCTTCCATCCGCTGAAAAGTTATCGCTTGCTGGAAAGATGTAAATAAGAAAAGGTGGATTAGGTGATTCACCTTCTGCAAAATGGTGATAAGCACTAGGAAATCCAATTTTCTCTATAATTTCTAGTAGCTTATCCATTTGAAATCGCCTCCTTTATCTCTTCTTCAAATACCTTTATAGCTTTTTCCTCAGCGTTTGCAATGTGAGGCCTAGCGGATACCCTACCTCCACCACGCTTTGCATGACCAAACTCAAGAAGATGGGTAAGCTGATATCTATTTTTAGAATGAACGACAAGTTGCAGACTGCTTGATGTTTCTCTCACAGTTTTTACCGTCCAGCTTTTAGAATACTTACCTGTATCACTTGGAGCACTTGCTTTAATTTCATCACGCACGCTCTTTCCTGCATTTTGAACTGCTTTTTTTACTTTTTCAGTTGTAACATCAGCATATTTTTCAAGTTCCTTCATCACTTCAGATGAGAGGCTATCTATTTTTACATTACTCATCTTTCCACTCTCCTGCAGTGCAGTTTCATACTTTTCTTCTTGTAATTCATATGGTCAATCCCCTTTATTTCATAAATAGAATTATGAAAGATTACTCTAAAACCCATTGATGAAATATCAGCTACATCTCTACTGTAGCGAATAGTAAAATCAATCTTGCTTTCATCCCATATAGCACCGCTACTTGTTTCCTCCTGTGGGCTTTCACTGCTGATATTTGCATAGCAAGAATAGTATTTACTCCACACATTTTTATGGTTTCCTATTTTATCCACTTCAATTTTGCTTTTTTCTATAGTAATGCGTTCATTTAATAGTGAAACTTTCATTAAAATTCCGCCTTTCTTGCTCCAAATAGCATAGATCTAAGTGTAATTGTTAACTCATGATGGTCTGCATCTTCTCTATGTTCATAAAGATAGGCAGCCCCGTATAGAACTGCCACCTTGTATTCTTCAAAGTTTTCTCTGATGATATCTTCTTCATTTTTTCTTGCAATAGCAAGGCACATCTTCTCTGCAGACTGGATAAGGGTGCTAATAAGATTATCATCTTCACTGGTATCCACCCTAAGATAGTTTTTCATTTCTTCTAGACTTACAACCATAACCAGCACCCCTTTCCATTAATTATGATGTAGCCTTAATTGGAAGAATCTGAACAGCCTCTTTTAATACAAGCTTTCCGTCAACTCTTTCTTTAGCTACAAAACCAATCATTCCATTACCTGCGAATAGTTCAGTAAGTTCTTTGAAAGAACGAGCTCCTCTATCGCCAATATTGTAATAGCTAAAATCGCCAAATGCGATGGCATTTTCTGGAGCAAAAGCTGAAGTCTTAACTGGATATCCTAGAATTCTATCAGGCTCACCTTCCTGATAAGATGGCTGCCAAATATATGCACCATTGTTATCTTTAAGCTTTCTCACCTGTGCGATTGTCTTATCGTTCATGATAAAAGTAGCATTCTTTCTATATGGACGTTTTAATGCATGGATAAGGTCAATCAAATCATCAGATTTTACTGCTGTGATGTCCTTTAGATATGTTCCTCCGTTAGTTTTATTAAAAATACCAGTTGGTTTACCAGTACCATCACCGTTTAGGAAAGCATCTTCCTCTGCGTTTGCCAGTGCTTTACCAAAAGCTGTCAAGATATGGTCCTCTAGTTTAAATGCATTATCGTATAATAGCTCTTCTGTTACTTTGATTGCGACATGAAGTTTATGTGCATCAAGAAGCACCTGTGCAAACTTAGAATCACCAAAGTTAAGTGCTCCACCTTCTTCAATCCAAGCTGCTGCAGGATCTGACATAGCAATATTGATTTTATGCTGTCCACTTGTTGTGATAGTTGTTCCAAGAGAACGCATGATATTTTCTTCTTCAAGCGTCTCAATCAATCTATCATCGTACTCATCCGGAACCAAATACCCACCATCTGCATCAACACCTTCTTGAAGAACATTTTCTACTCTCTTAAAGTTCGTACGCAGAGCATTTAGCATCGCATTTTTATACTCGTCTCTTGCTCTGCCTTCCTTCTCCTCTTTTTCATCTACTTTCATAGGTTTTGTTACAATAGCATTTGATGTAGGTTTGGATAGTTCTTTATCTAGTTCTTCCATCTTCTGTAGACGCTCAATCTCTAGGCTGAAATTATGGACCTTCTTTTCCATTTCGTCATAGACCAAAGCATCTTCTTCAGAAATAAGGCCGTCCTTATCTCTCTTACTATCAAGGAATGCCTTAGCACCTTCCCAAGCCTTATTACGTTTTTCAATCATCTCTAAAATCTTACTCATTTTTCTACCTCCAATTTCTCATTAAAAAAAGACGGTCCATTAATTCGTCCGCCTTGATGCCTTTGTTTGTTTCTTTATTCTCTATCTTGCATTTAGTAGCTAACTTATCCATCAGTGAATTTACAACCTGTGCCTCCTGATACATCATAGAAACCTGTGGAATTTCCATGTCATTAGCTTCACCTCTTTTTAAGATGTCATCTGCAAAACCAAGCTCTACAGCTTTATTAGCATCCATCCATGTTTCTGAATCCATTAGATGAGATAATTTTGCTCTAGACAGTCCGGTCTTAATTTCATAAGCATTGATGATTGACTCTTTTACCTCATCAAGCATATCGATAGCTTTTTCCATCTCACCCTTATTTCCAAAAGCAATGGTCATAGGATTATGAATCATTAGCATGGATACCGGGCTCATTAAAACCTTTGTACCTGCCATTGCAATAACAGATGCAGCACTTGCTGCTATGCCATCAATTTTTACTGTAACATCACCCTTATAGTCGATTAGCATATTGTAGATTTGAGCTGCTGCTACACAGTCGCCTCCTGGAGAGTTAATCCAAACAGTAATGTTTCCATTTCCCTTATTTAACTCATCTTTGAAAATCTGTGGTGTTACATCATCATCAAACCAAGATTCTTCAGCTATCGTTCCATTAAGGAATAGGATGCGTTCTGTCACTTCCTCTTCG